GAAACTTTTAAACTTTCAGTAAATTCTCCTGTTTTTGCCGTTAAATGATCAAATGTTAAATCATCTTCGACGTATAAATCTCCACCAACATAAAGATCTCCCCCTGTTGTTGTGATACCACCTGCACTAGCAAGTATTACATCTTGTCCTGAACCATCACCAATTACCTTAAATGTTCCTGTAGAGTCAACTTGCAATTCACTGCTAAAAGTTGCTATACCAGATACACCTAAGTCGTCAAGTTCAGTATGACCATCTACATCTAAATTCTTTTTAGCTTCAATATGATTATCAAAAGTTGCAATTCCTACAACTTTAAGTTCATCTAAATCCGTTAAACCATCTACGGTTAATTTTTGATCGATGGTTAAATCTTTTTTGAACGTTGAGTTTTCACTTGCCGTTAAAGTATCAACAAAGACACCACCACTAAAAGTAGATATACCAAGAACATCAAGTAACTGTGTTGGAATTGTACTTCCTATACCAACACGATTATTGTTAAAATCATAATAAAACTTTTCTGCACCATCTACAAGACCGGCAGTATTATGAAACTGTATCTGACCTATTGTTCCACCAGCACCAGAAATTACTGATTGTGGTCTAACCCACAAAAGACCACCAGTTGCAGTTTTTACTATTAAATCACCAGTATTACCAGGTTGATTGTTGGAATCATAAATCGTCCCCGTGATTCTAAAATCACCATCTAAATGTAATTCCTGAGTAGGAATTGTAGTTCCAATACCTACCAATCCATCTAGAGTGGTTGTAATTACTGTTCCACCAGTACCTACAGTAATCCTATCTCCAGCAGCAAGTAATCCACTGTCAAAAGTGAATTTAAGATCTGTAGCAAAATCATCGTTATTTTTGAATAATACAGAATTATTATTTCCTGGAGGTGAAACTGTTATCGTTACTGCAACTCCAGGATTGATGGTATTGGTACCAGTACCTTCTGCAATAATTGCATTTCCTTGAAAATCTAATTGTGTTGTACTACTCAGACCACCAACAAGATCTCCTTCATCAAATACACTAATTGATCCAGGAATAATACCACCCTGGTTTGGAATCCAAAATCTTTCACCTGGTCTATCAATAAAACTAACAACAATATACTGTTGTCCTGGTGGTAAGTCTGGGCTACCTTGAACACCAGGAGTATCTCCAAGATTTGGTTCAGCATCACCTGGAGACAAATATCTATATCTATCAGAAGTTAATCCCGATTGTGGAGTTTTTTTGTAGCGACCTGAAATATATTTGGACATTTCTTATCAATTAGTACTGTTCTCTAGGATGCTCATAATAAATTCCATTTGCAATGGAGCAACTTGCCCTCCACTAACATATGTATGTGCAATTCCAGCAACGACACCAGTATTAGTAGTAAACGTAAGAGAAGTTCCAACTGGACCGGCAATACTATCAACAATAAAAGATTTTTGTGGATCTGGGAAAATAGATGTAGTTATACCACCAACATAAGAACCACAACTAAATTCAATTCCACTCATTGTGATCTCATCATTTGTCTCAAATCCATGAGGTGTTGATGTTTCTACAGTTGTAATACCTGTATTGTTATCATATTGAACGGTGCTTATTGCAACAACACCATTCTGAACTCCTTCAATTACAACAGAATCTTGCACCAATGCCGATCTTTCTAATACTAATCTACCATCAACAATAACTAATGCATCTTGTGGTGGTATTTCACCATTTCTAATAACTCTAATATTTCTAGTGTTGCCCGATGTCTTATTTGCAGTACTTTTTCTTCTATGCGTAAAAGTAACCGTTGGATAAGTATTTACACCGACATTAGCAACAGATGCATAAAGAACAATAGATGAAACTCCAGTCGGTGCAGTATAGACAGTTTGTTCTCCTGGTGCTACAGGAACTGCGATTGTAATAAACTTATTAAGTGGTGCGACTGCCATATTATCTCAACGCAAGTATGAGTGGTGTAACTTCTGCCTGAATTGCTTTACTAAAGTCTCTTCCTCTAACTGTAGATGTGGTTTGATCGACTTGAATTCCCTCACCGATATCAAAGTTTCCTTTTTGGTCTGTTGAAGTGAATGGAATTTGGGCTCCCTTACTAACAACAACCTCATTCTCTTTTATTGGAAGAGCGCCTTGGAAAGGTAGTGATGTATTTATGCTAGTACCCGAACCAACATATTCAAAAGAATGAGAACTGGTTAGGATACGACTAATTCTTTGTAAGGTAAAGGGGTCATCCTCAAATAGTTCGTAAGGAACAAATTCATTAAAAGTCATTGTAGTTATTCCAGTCATGTTCTCTGTTGCCTCAGAGATTGTAAAATAAATTGGTTCCATAACTGCAGTTGCAAGTGCAGTATTACCGTCCACATCTACTACAATATTTTGAGTGGGTAGATAGTTTCTTCCCGAATTAATAACATCAATTGCAGTTAAAATTCCATTTTCATCAACAGTTGCACTTGCTTCTGCAATAATACCTTGTGGTCCTTTTGGAATAAGAGTTCCATCATTATCCCTAATAACAACTGATGGTGGAGATATAGGAGAAAATCCTCCTGGAGAACCAATAACTTTAATGCTTGAAAGTTCTTGAAGTGGTGCTGTTATTCTTCCAGTTGCTTGTTCTGCTGTAGGAACATCTGGATAGTTTGATAAGTCAATTTTGAAGTATAATGCTTGTCCATCAAATGGTCTTCTTGGATTATTGTCCGTATCTGTAACTCCTTTACCAACAACTACATCAGAATTATCTCCAGGAATAACTCCAGCATTTACTTTACCAGTAAATTGTGTTGCACCAAGACCAACAGCAACTAGTCCAAAATTACCAAACGATGAGTTGGAGTTTGTAAGATCGCATTGTGCTCCAGTATCGGCATAGATTGCAATATCATTATTAATTGTAAAGATAGAAACCAACTGAGCATATGCATTGTTAGTCAGAGATACACCAATCCCCGCTTCATTATACTGAGTAAAGGAATCACAAACCATTGATTTTAAGTCTGCTCCAGGAATTACTGTTCCTGTAAAATTCGCTATTGCATCATCACCATTAATTCTCATACCAATACTTCCGGTCATAAAATTGGTACAGTTTCTAACGTATGGAGATCTCCAACGTTTTGTAGGACCTTCGTCTGCTGGACCAGCAACAGTATATCCACTATTTGCTGTCACTCCAGTTATTGGGAATGCAACTGCACCACCAGTGTGCGTGACACCAACATTTTCACCAGCAAAATTTAAATTCTCAATCAGACATCCTCTTCTAACCCAGAAAACATCTAAATCTGTATTTTGTGGTTCAATAGTAACCAGTCTTATATCTTCTCCTGTAATTGATACATCTCTTTGAAGTCCAATTGGATTGTTCTCAACATATATTCCTGGACGAATCTTAATTGTATCTCCGGGTTGAGCAACCGTCGCTGCAGCACCAACTGTTGCTTTAGCATCACCCTCTAATAACCCACTGTTAGAATCATCACCACTTTTTGAAACCCAAATAGTTTTTTTAGTTTCAACACCTGATGGTCTCCAAGATACACCAGTACCGACAGATGCTAAACGATAATCTTTCCCATCAACTCCAGTTTGTTGATTTATATCAATTATTGCATTCTCAAGTTCTAATGTATTTTCTAACTTAGTTTGTTCACCAACAAAAAGTTTCTTACCGATAGCAGCACCACCAACTACTTGTAGTGCTGCCGAAGCATTAGATGCAGTTGCATCGACATTAGATTCTAGTTTAGTTTGTTCACCAACAAAAAGTTTCTTACCGATAGCAGCACCACCAACAACTTGTAATGCTGCCGTAGCATCAGATGCAGTTGCATCAGTTTCAGATTCTACTTTAGTTTCATTACCAACAAAAAGTTTCTTGCCGATGGCAGCACCACCAACCACCTGTAATGCTGCTACAGCACTTGACGCAGTTGCATTAGTTGTAGATTCTACTTTGGTATCTCCACCGATAAAAAGTTTCTTAACTATTCCAACGCCACCATCAATTTGAACTGATGCATTTGTAGTGCTAGTGGCGTCTGTTCCATCATTAAATGTTGATACTCCATCAACATCAAGAGTGTTATTAAGTGTTGTAGCACCATCAACATCGAGAGTGTTATTAAGTGTTGTAGCAAGATCAACATCGAGAGTGTCATTAAGTGTTGTAGCACCATCAACATCGAGAGTGTCATTAAGTGTTGTAGCACCATCAACATTTAACGTTCCGTTTACATCTAGATCAAACTGTGGATTACTTTGTTTGATTCCAACTCTAGTATCTCTGTAAATTGGTGCATCATCGCCAGAACCATTAAATCCCCAAAGATCATTGGTAAATATGGTTGCAAGTCCAGTAACTGTCTGTGGATCTCTGGCTGTAGGAACAAGAGTATCAGTTCCTAATCCAAGACTATTTCTTTGAACAAAATTTATAATTGAGAAGGATTGTCCAGCACCAACAACACCACCTTGACCTGGAATTGGTACATAAACACCCTCATCCTGTAAGAAAATGCCTTCTTGAAAAGCAGGTTCAAATGATACCCAGGTGATGCCATTTTCATCTTTACTTAAGAAATTGCCAGAAAGACCTTTTAAATTTCTAGAGTCATAAATTTCTTTCTGAATTGAAACACTTCCATTAACATCTAATTTTATTGATCCATCATTAGAAAAATCTGCTGGAGTTGTTGTTCCAACACCAACCACTCCTTGATCAGTAACTACAATACTATCATTTCCAGAAAGAATCTGAACTTTTTCTAGGGGTGCGGTTGTTCCTATACCAACTTTATCTGTTCTAGTGTCTGCTGTGAATAATGTTCCACCTACACCAACGTCAAAACTTCTCTTTACTAAGAGATCTTTGGCAATAGAAACACTTCCATCAATATCAAGTTTTAATGAACCATCATCAGTAAAATCGACGGGTACAGTTGTTCCTATACCAACTATACCATCATCAGTAACTACAAAACTATTATCTCCACTTAGTACTTGAAATCTTTCTACTGCTACTGTTGTTCCTATACCAACTCTTTCTGTACTAGCATCAGCAGTAAATACAGTTCCACCTACACCAACATCAAGTCTATTTCTTACTAAAAGATTTTCAAAATCTAAAAAACCTTTAACAATTAGATTTTTTTCAATGGTTACATTACCAGCAAAGAATGCATCACCTGTAACATATAACTCTTCATCAAGAGTTACATCTTTTTGAAACTTTCCACCACCCTTTGCTTGAATTTCATCATAAAAATATACTCTTGCAGCAAAAGTATGCTCAAAATTAGTTTGTCCCTGATTTAGAGAAGTTCTTAATGATGCCATTTTAGAGTGCTTTTAGTATATTTTTTAATGTTTCATTCAGTTCATCAGTTGCTTTCTTTTGAATAGCAGCAACACCTGGAACAGCAGGAATACCTGATATACTAGGAACACCACCTACACCAAATCCACCAGCACCATCAGATGCTGCTTTAGCAATATCATAAGCTTTTAATCCAGTATATACTTCTGCAAGGAAAGAAATAGGAGTTTCTGTTGCGATAGCATCAGGACCATAAGAGTGTGGAGCATCACAATATGCTTCTTTTGCTTCCAAATCAATCTTTCTACCAATATCAGCGGTAAGATTACCACCTGCTTTCATTACAATATCTTGTTTTGCTTCTAGAATTATATTATTTCCATTGATTCTAACATCACCATTCTGCATTGCACTAATAACAACGCTACCTTTCATTCCACTGATAACTATATCAGTACCACCACGGTCGTTATTTTTTCCTCCACCACCAATAATTTCAATTGTTTGATCATTGTAAATATGATAAACACCTGCCTGGTTCATACCAGTTAATGAAATATCTCCACTATCGGTATGAGCATATTTTTCGTATACACCAGCACCAAGAAATCCATTCGTAGGATTATTTACATCGATCCTAAACTCTGGTGTATATGAAATAACTTTTCTTCTAGCCCAGTTATTCGACATATATTAATCCTCCTGAGATATTTAGTAATAGCCACCACCGGAACTTGGTGGTGGTGATGATGGAGGAGAAGAAGGTGGTGGTGATGATGGAGGGGGAGAAGAAGGTGGTGATGATGGAGGAGAAGAAGGTGGTGGTGATGATGGAGGGGGAGAAGAAGGTGGTGTAGAGGTTGAAGTTGATCCACCACTATTATTGGATGGAGTAGGTGTTGTTGTTTCTTGTGAGGTAGAAGTTTGTATGTTTATTTGAGTAGTAGTTCTTGTGGATGTGGTTGGAGATCCAAGACTTTCTGCTTGAGTATCATAGATATACTGATGAGGAGTTGATCTATGCTTAGAACCAACCATTTTTCTGCCAGTTGAGGGATGTAGATGGAACGGTCCATAGTAAGGTTCACCATTAACATATCCAACGATATCATCATCTTTAGAGATACAATCAATAACTTGCTTAACTTCACCCTGAAACTCTTGAGGTCTTACTTTAAGTCTAGGTCTTAATATAGCACCAGATCCTGTTGTAGAATTAATAGTAAATTCTACTACATCGACAATTGATGGGAATTTTAATTCACCATTTACCGGTATTCTATTAACTTTTATAATACTTCCATCTGGATCTATATTAATAGTGTAGTCATTACCATAGTTATCAGTTACAGTATCATCACGATCATATCCTGAACCACTATCAATAATATTTGGACCTCTTTCATCATCAATAATATAATCTTCTATATCTCCTGAAGGTGTATAGTCTTGACCATCAGTAACAAGGTAAATATCAGTAATTTGACCGTATGTTGGGGAATCTGGGTCATAATCAATTTTAGATCTAGCAGTGGCACCAAATCCTTTTCCACATTCATCAACAATCTCAACAAATGGTGGGAATGTATAACCTCCACCACCATTTACAAGATCAACACCAATCAAACTTCCAGTTAAACCTCTACCACCTTCGGCAATTTGAAGAATTGCATTAGCAACTCCACCAACACCTTTTCCTCCACCAAACAGTTTAACTTTTGTTCCACCACATCCACCAAGTTCTGGAGGACCAGCATAACAATTTCCAAGAACACTCTCAAATCCAGGAGCAGAAACACTTGGATTAGTAAAATCAAAAAGACCAAGAGAACCAATATCTCCAGCAATATCTTGAATTGCTTGAAGAGGGGATCCCAATGCATCTGTTGCAAGTGTTTTTGCTTGATTAGCAACTGCTAAAATTTCTTCTACAGGAACACCAGTCTTATCACTACTACCCTTTCCAATTACCCATTCATCAGAACCCATATCAAATTCTGGAGCAACTTCATTACATCCAAGTTTGCTAGCGAGTCCCAAAATTGCATTAGCAGTGCTACCAAGGAATCCTGCTACAGAGAAACCTTGCGTTATTTTATCAAGGGCACCCATAAATGGTCCCAAGAAACTGGTAACTCCACCAATAATATGATTCATCAAAGCACCAACAACTTGATCACCAATACATTCAACAAAATTAAATACGTTGTCTGCTACATTTGTAAGGACACCTTTAATAGTATCTGCAATACCATTGATAACGTTGTTAGCTACACATGGAATAGCATCAGATAATTCTTTTACTGGTGAAATTAGTGCTGCTTGTGCTATAGTTCCTGAAATATCTGCTGCTTCTGGACTTCCTGTTGCAGCAAGAACTGTATTATAAACACCATCATAAAGAACTTGCAATCCACCGTTCAATACTGGAACTAACTTTTTGGTGAGATTCTTGGTCATATCACCAACAAGTTTCATAGCACCCTTCTGGATACTAGCAGTAACACTACCAATCTCACGCATAACATCTTGTCTAGCATTCCCAACAGCATCTTTTACACTATTAGTAATCGATTGAACTTTACTAACAAAATTACTAACTTCTGTTTTTATTCTGCGGACAGTGCTATCTTCTTCTTTTGATGCTGCTTGTACTTTTTGACCGATAGCAGGTGAAGCAGACTTCAGTGCTGTTTCTGTATTTTCATTCTGACCCGTTGCTTCTCCTACTCTATCAGCGGTTTTCTTATCAGTTGCGATAGGAGAAACTTGAGATAAAGAGTTCTGTTCGTTTGACTGGCTATTTGCAACAATACCACCATCATTACCTACCTTTTCAGTATTACCTGAAAAGGGAACAAATGGTGAAACATAATCGGAAGTTGGAACTTGAGAGGTTCTCCCAAAAACTCCCATAATAACAGGAACTTGTGCATTATCGCCGTCAAGGAAGAATCCAAATACAGTATCTCCAGGAGCAATAGAAACTGATGTTGCTCTATTCTGGGCACCAGATCCATCAGTGGTTCCCATCAAGATGGTTGCCCAAGGTAAGTCCTTATTAGGAAGTTCTACAAGACTGTATGGATGATATCCAAGAATACGAACCTTGATGCGGTTACCCCATCCACCACCATTCTGTTGAAGATCATAATCCTTACCTTCAGGAGGAATTTGTCCCACCCACCAGCGGAATCCATCCCTCCCCATAAAACTAGTTTTTAGAAATGACTCCTCTAACATTATTTTTCTTTATTATTTGGATTAAACTGACCGAAAGTATCTCTGACTAATTTTGCAGAAGTGTATGATCCTTTTGAGTCAAAATGATGACATAACTCTTTAATCATATATAGACCACTTTGCTCCTGATCATACTCCTTAACTTTTTGAGTTGTTGTAGCAGGAAACAAACATTCAATAACATTACCCGCTTCCAAATTAATATTACAAGGAATAGTAATAGTCAAAGTTTGTGTGAATAACGTATTATATCTCATTAATGATTGAGATTGAAATTCAAGAGCATCCGCATTTTTTTCAGTTGATACTCCAATCTCAAGAGTCCCTAAGTCAAAAACACCGGTCATTATTCTAGTAGGAACATCACCAATAGTTTTATCTGGATCATCAGCAAATCTTGGAAGTTCTATTTTACCACCAAGATTTCTTGAACTGTCAACATAATCACTTATTCTAAATTTTCCTTTATCTGGACCAGTAAACGCAAAGTTCAATGGATTAAAATATGTTCTGAAACTAGAATATGCGCCAAGACGAAGTTTTTCAAGCATATTCTGATTTCTATTTGTCACATAATTAATAATTTGATAATCCTGTGCCTCTTTATTGGGATTTACAATATCTGTAGCGTTGTATATTTCTTTCTTTTCTTGAGAAATAAGTTTATCCAAAGATTTGAACTTATATCCACTTTGAGTTTCATAAAAACAGTAACCAGCAGTTCCATTTCCTTCAACCTCCGGAACACCTTTGGATGCTAACCAAGTTAGAACAGTGAATGGTTTTCTCATGTTACCAATGAACCCATACTTGTTCATTGTCTTATCTACTTCTACAGTCTTTGGAGTTCTCAAATAATCCTTGATTATCTTTTCAGCAGAAACGGAGATTGGAGAAGACGTTGGGAACTTTACAGGAACTCTAGCAGTCTCATTAGTGATTGCTTCCCGTGAACAAAGATTAAGAACAAATGATTCTGATTGATTATTACTAATTACATTAGAAATACTAGAAACATAAAAATATTTGTTCTTTTCCGAAAAATCTAATTTATCTTTAATTCTCATTGATACTCTTTCACCACCTCTCAAAGGTAATCCTTGATAGATACCTTTTCCATTGATAGTGTTACCAGTGTTAGTAATAACTATCTTTGCAGTAATTGTTGGTGAAAAAATGTCCTCATAATAATCAATTGACTGGACACCAAGTCTTAAGTCAACAGTCGTTGACCCATCATTAGATTCGATAAGTATTTCTTCATAAATCGAAGGATCGGACAGAGACATTATACGTACTCTAACTCTCTAAGAAGTGCTTTTGTGATGAAACTATTTAACGTAGTTTCTGTAGGCATATTCAAATTCAATCTACTTTTAGAAGTTTGTGGAGAGGTTGATGCAGAATCACCACCAGTTGCAATTGGTACTGTAATAACTGTTCCTTTCTTATCGGGTGTTACTTCTTGAGCAATATTAGTCCTGTTTCCTGTCCCCTCAAGATTAAGTGAAGTTCCACCTTTTCCACTAATTCTTTGAACATCATCAACCTTAGCATTCAATTGTACTCTAGATAAACGAATCAAAGAGACATAGGGTGCTGGAACCATATCGGGTGTTCCTGATGTCCACGCTACACTATTTGCTTCTAAGTGAATGTGTGGTCCAGTAGACCTTCCAGTATTACCAGTGATTGCAAATGAAGTTCCTGCTGGAACAGTTTCTCCTGCCTTTCCAATAAGAATCTTACTGTTGTGTGCAAATCTTAGGTGAACACCGCGAGAAGGAACATGCAAATCAACTACATATCCATATCCTTTATCATAAACAGATCCATCCACGATAGCATCTTCTGTTAATGAAATGTATAACCCTGCAGCACAAGCAATATCAATACCTTTATGAGGAGCGTTTCTAAAACTCTCCTGCATTCCCATAGTTGATGTTATAATCGCCTTCTCACCAAGAATATTACTAACATCATCATTAACTCTATATCTAGTACTCTGATCAACCTGAGTTATTTCTGGTTCAGGTTTTGGTGTTTCTAGAGCACTAGCCGCTGCTTTTTTAGCGGTAACCATATAGTCCCTATACTTACCAGACTTATAAACAGACCAAGCACCATATCCTTGGAGTTCATATATTTTATATGCTGCCTTAGCATTTGTAATAGGATTAAGTAATTCCTCATTAGATTTAATACCAAATAATTTTCTTCTCTCGGGACCCATGTCCCCTATCATATTGATCTGCCATAAACCGTAAGACAGATCACCAGTATTTGCATTATTATTTAAAGCACCACTATCACCTGACGATTCCGCCATAGCGATAGCGGTCATTGTAGCAATTTTGTCTTCTGGAAAACCTGCTGCCCTAGCTGCTCTGGCGATTTGTTCTTGATTAAGTGTACCTCCAGATGGAATGTTAGCATCAGGTTGACCGCCTTGATTTTTGGAACCAGAATTAAGTTGGTTTTTTTTCTTTTCAGTTTCAATTCCCAGTAATTTTTTTATACCATCACCAAGATAATCGATAAGTTTGAAAGATTTAAAATCCTGGATCATCTTTCTAAAATCTTGTTCGAATCTTCGAACTCCATTAGTGACTTTATCCTGTTCTTTATCAATTTGAGTTTTTTGAAGAAAGAAGTCAAAACTCATCAATCTAGTAGCAATATCACCAAGATTAGAAGTAAATTCAACAAAGAAATTTTGTATTCCTTCGAACCAATTCTTTAGAATACCTGCAGCTTGCTGTATTCTTCCAATTAAGTCTTGAACAGCATCTATGATGACTGGAAGATTAGTAACCATCCATCCTACTAGGATAGTTCCAAGGAAGTCCATAATCCTTCCAAGAAATCCTTTAGTGCTACTTCCAATTACTTTAGAAGTTCTTCTAAGAATTCCTGGAACTCTACCTGCTTCAATCAGATCTTCTTGCTCTCTTCTTCTAACTGCTTCTCTCCTTTTTCCAAATAGTTGACGCCTTCTAAGTATAGCATCTTTTTTTAATTTATTACTGTCATTTAAACTACGGATGATGGTTGATGAAGTGCTGTTAGCAGCACGAAGACTAGCACCAAAAGCATTAATTGAACTTTGTATCCCTTCAATGCTGTCGCTATTTTTAAGTAGTGATGTTTTTATTTTCGCCATCAGACTCCTACCACATTGAAGTTAGACATAGCACCGAGGGTGTACATGTTATCATCATTACTAGTCGCATACATTTCAACACCACCAATTGGTCCACCAGAAACAGGTGCTGCTTGAGATGGTGCTCCACCACCAGAAGAAACGGGCATTGGAACAACAGTTACACCAGGTTCTTCTGGTGCCTGAGAAACTCTTCGTGCTACATCTCTACTCTTACTCATTGATTCCAACATTGATGGTGGAAGAGTTCCATACTTACCAATATACTGTTCCTGTCTAATGTATTCTAAAGTTTCTGGATCTTTTACTTTATCACCAACCTTACCCTCCAATCCAACTGGTTTTGAAAGATCAACTTCACCAAAACCCATATCAAATGTAGTTTTGGTTTCACTTTGCATTCTCCTCTTTGCTGCAGAGCGACCCATCTGTCTAGGTTTTGAGTCATCTCCACCCATTGCTTTTACAATACTTTCAGCAGTATTAAAAGATCCTTTGATAGACTCAATAGATTTTAGAGTATCTCCACCAACACTCTCTTCTTCATCACCAATAATTTCTCCAGGATTTGGAAACTTATCCATAAAGTCCCACCATTGATTTTTAGTCTCTGGTTGTTCTATATTATCTTGATTATCATTAGATCCTTCAGTGCTTCCAGCACCAACTTGGGCAGGTGGATCATTTCCTTCTACATTACTTATAGGGGGATCATCATTTCTGTCTTCATCATTAGGATCTGCAGGTTTGAATGGTGATGGAAGACCAACAGCATTTAAAAGGTAAGTTGCTGCTGCTTTACCAGCATCAATAATAAATTGCAATAATTGTTGTCCAGGATCTGTAAACAATCCAACTGCTGCAACTGCCAGTAGTTTTACACCAAGAACTGAGAATGTTCCTGTAATAGCAGCAATCGCCAGTTTTATCCCAACAAATATTCCAGCAATAATACCAAGATTCTTGAGGACATTATTTTTAATTTCATTCAACTTATCTCCATTTCCTTCACTCAATGCTTTCAAGGTTTGAACACCTTGATTCAATAACCATCCACCAAGAATTGCTGTGAAGAAATCTCCAAGTCTTCCAAGCGTAAATTGTGCTTTATTAGCAATCTTTTGTGCTGGTGCTAATGCTGCTGCTTGAATCTTTTTTTCAATTAAACTTTCTTTTCCTTCCCTAAGTTTTTGTTGTGCTAATTTATTTTCTAACTCTATTGCTTGATTATCTTGCCTCTGCTGAAGTGCTTGTGCAGTAGAAAGATTTGTAGCAATAACTTGAAGAGAACCAGTCAGAGACTGCATCTGTGCAGTTAGACCCTGAAGTTGAGATGATACAACACCAAGTTGTAAAGAGTTCTTAGTAATAAGTGTCTTAGACTCAGCAGCATCCTCCACGGCAGCAGGAGCAACCGCTCTGCCTGTATAGGCAGCAGCGGACATTCTTGGTCCTCTACCGAATATTGGGGAAATTTCAACCATTCTGCTGTTGTGCCTTTAGGTTTTCTTCTTCAATATACTGTTGGAGGAAAGCAAGGTAAATTTCTTTCTCCCACGGTATCATATTTTCTAGTTCTGTCAAACTATATTTATGGTGCTGCATCAAGGCAAAATTAATTCGAAAGTATGACTCAAGGTCAGTATGAGCCATACTCACCCGAAAAAACTTGCTAATCCCTCAAGTACAATCTCATTATCTACTCCCGTGTTGGGATTCTTGACCACAACAGTGTGAGAGAGTTTAGGCATTGTAGCAAAGAAAGTTTCAATCTCTTTGAATTGCTTAGAGTTCAACTGTTCAATAAAGTCCTTTAATTCTTTCTCAGTACAGTCTGCAGCAGACCAAGATTCTTCCTCATTATAAATCTGCTCAATACAGGACATAATGATACCAAAAGTATCTTCAACACCAGCATCAGCAACAACAAAGTTATTTTGAATGAACTCATTCATTGAAGGATATCTCATCCTCAGAGTTAATTCATCATCAAGTTTAATATCTCTAGAATGTTCTTCATCATGTTGAATTTGAATTGAATCCAAATCAATTACAACTGGAACTTTTGTAGTCCCATCATCAGGACAAGTAACAAGAACCTCTACCTCTTCACCAACAGATTTACCACGAATGTTGAGGAATAGGTATTCAATATCAAAGGTAGAGAGTTGTTCTACTTTGACTCCGCGAGTGATAATACAATTCTTAATAACATCTTTAACTGCATTAGCAATTTGTTTTGTATCCTCGCTTTCCATGGCAACGATCAAAACTTTTTCTTCTTTGACTAAAAATGGTCTATACTTAATTTTCTTTTTAGTCGAAGGTATAACCAACTCATATGTTGGTGTAGAAATCTTGGGTAAAGGCATTACAATTCATGCACATCAGTAAAATTATTTAGTGGTGTTAGTAGAAGTTGCTGTAACAGCATTTAAAATTTGAGTTGAACTTAATGTAGTTGTACTAGGATCTACACTAAAAAGATTACTATAATTACCATTCAAGAAGTTTGATTGTTTCAGACCAAGATCATCGAAATAATTTAATGCCCCATCAAACGAAGAACCAAAAACATTTTGTGCTTGTTCAGAAAATCTTCCAGCATAATTAGGAATTTCTAAATTATTATCATCTCCAATATATTCATTGATTGAACGAGACTGTCCAGAATAATATCTATCATAATTAAATGAAGCGGATGCCTTCAACAATGTAGAACCTTCATATGATACTGGTGTTGCATTCAATGCAATTGGGAACAATCCAAAGAATTTATATTCAATATGTCTCTTATAATCTCTTTCAAACTTGATGATTCTAGTTTCATCACATTTATACTCACTTGGATATCTCATTCTGAAATGATATCCATCACGTAAAGGATTGACTCCTAAATTAGTTTCAGCACCACCAGAAATAAACTCCATCCAGTGTTCAACAAACTTCAAAGATCTATATGAGTTATCAACATAGAACTCCATATCCATTTGGACAAAAGTTCTAGTGTGTGCAAATTTCTCAGCAACACCAGTGAAGTTACCGATAACATCTGCGGTTGCAAGTCCACTGCCCGGAAGTGATGCTCTATTGCAAAGGAGACTAAGATTATCAGCAATAAATCTAGCATCCATTCCCCTATCACGGAGATGTTCTCTCAAGGTCCCACTTAGTCCGCCAAATTGAACAACAAAATGAGAACTCTGTGCTACTTCAGTTAATGTTGGTTTTATTTGCGATATCTTTTTCGGAAATGGTCTAGGCACTCTAAATACTCTTAGGTGATTGTTTAGTTATTTAGATGTCATATAAGGGAAAATACAAACCATCTTACCCAAAGAAATATAAAGGTGATCCAACCAATATCATATACCGTTCTCTTTGGGAACGCAAATTTATGGTTTATTGTGATAAGAATGAAAATATATTAGAATGGCAGTCTGAAGAGTTCTGCATTCCGTATCGTTCTCCTATTGATAATAAGATCCATAGATATTTTCCAGATTTCTTTATCAAGTATAAAGATATTAGCGGTAGAATTAAATCATCTCTCATCGAAGTCAAACCACTTCGACAATGCTCTCCCCCACCCAAACCAAAAAGGCAGACTAAAAAGTATCTGAGTGAAGCATATGAGTATGCTAAAAATCAGGCAAAGTGGGAAGCAGCAAGAGAGTTCTGTAAAGACAGAATGTGGGAGTTCAAAGTGATGACGGAGAAAGAACTCGGTATCAACTAATGGCGAAAAGACCAACAGATACAGATACTAATGTAAACAGAATCCGTTCTGTTGTGGACAATATGACTGGTCTAGCAGATCCAGACGATAGAATGATTGAAGTCTTGGAACTGCTTACCCCAACACCAGTAAGATTAGTACAACCTGGAAAGTTATATCTGTTCATTTATAACGCCAAGACTCCAAACATCACATTCGATCAGAATCCTTTTATAGCAGTAACAGATGTATTTCAGTGGGGATTTCGTGGATTCAGTGCTCACTGGAGAGAACCAAGACAATATACCTGGAGTGAGGTAGGAACTGATGTATATGAAATCTTCCGTTCTGAAGTAAATGATGTTCTTAGACTGTCTCTTATGAATAAGCGTCTAAATAACTAAAAAACTAGGCAGATGCCAGAATATAACATAAACTTTAATTCAGATTTGGGTTTAGATCTGGGTACTGAAATTTATAATAATCTTTCCGATTCTTCAAAGAGAAATATGTTTGGTACACCTCCTCCAGGGGATGTGATGCGTTATCCTTTGAAAGCGATTGAGAAGGAGCAGGATATGCTTCTTATTAGAATTTTTGACCAAGTTCAAGCTGGAGATGTTTTTGGTCTTGATAAAATTGTTGCTGGAGAATGGGAAGAAGATACTAAGGGTAATGTTAGTGTAACAAAAGTCACTGGGATTAATAGACTACCCACAAAGAATGAAAACTTTAATAAAGCAGGATCAACATATGATGGTGAAAAAGCATTAAAGAAAAATGCAAGATATATTTGGTTACCCATTCCACAGCAAGTATCAGATTCTATTTCAGTAGGATATTCAGAAGATACCTTGAATCCACTTCAAGCAGTTGGAATGTCTTTATCTGCTGATTTGATTAAGAATCCACTAGATGGTGCTAAGAAAGTAATGGATATTTTAAAAAATATTGGTGGATTGGAACTAAGAGATTCAACAACAAGTGCTTTGACTACAGCTTTAGCAGGAAATGCTCTCAATCAACTTGGTGCTAACGTAAATCCACAGTCACTGATTACTCGTTCTTCTGGTCAGATTCTTCAATCAAACTTAGAACTCTTGTTCAACAATGTGACTCTTAGGTCATTCCCATTCACCTTTGACTTTACACCAAGAGAACCTGCTGAAGCACAAGTAGTGAAAAAAATTATTAGAACGATTAAAAAAGCAACTGTTCCCAAGAGAGGAAACGGTGTATTCATTAATTCACCAGACTTGTTCCAGTTTCAATATGTTGCTGGTGGTGAGAGACAACATCCATTCTTGAATAAATTTAAGGTTGGTGTTGTTGAAAACGTATCTGTTGATTATACTGCTTCTGGAACTTATGCAACGTATAGTGATAGAACACCAGTCCACGTTAGAATGAGTCTTATTTTCAAAGAGATTAATCCAATCTATATGGAAGACTATGATGATGCTGCAGCAAAAGATGGCGATTTTACTGTAGGGGGAGTTGGTTACTAATGTCTTACTTTAGAGAACTACCTGATATTTTATATCAGTCAAATTTATTACATAAAACTTCTTCTCAGGAGTACGTCCGAATCAAGAATATCTTTCGTAGAGTGAAGATTCAAGATTGGATTCAAGATAATGTACAATTTTTCAACAAGTACACTATCCGTGATGGTGAAAGACC